CTACAGGCTATTGCTGCCAAGATGTCATTTAAAGCCACTTGGATGGCAAATGTTGACAAATCTGACAGAGCAAAGAAAAATATATATTTTACAGCAGCACAATCAATCAACGATCTAGTATCAGCACTAAAGTACATAATGCGCTAACTGGTATACTTAAATACAAACAAGGGATAAAAATGACAAAAAACTTACTACAGAGCGTTATGATAAAAAATGTTTCTAATAAAAACAATATACTTGATTCAGATGCCTTAATTGAAAAAATAAAATCTGGATATGTTATTAATCGTGGACCAAAATTTCAAACAAAGAAAACATTTGCTCCTTCAACAATTGCATATAGCCATGGAGAGTGTCCAAGATATTGGTATTTAGCATTTGACGGCGCAACATTTGAAGATAATGCAGATGCATATGGTGCAGCAAACATGACTGCTGGTACTCTTTCACACGGAAGAATTCAGTCAGCAATGATGAATGCTGGTGTAGCAAAAATATTCAGAGATGATGATAATCAACCAACAACAGAGTTTAAAATTAGATACGACGATCCACCAATATTTGGTTATGGGGATGCCATGATTGAGTGGGAAGGCGAAGAAATTGTTGGAGAAATTAAAACAATGCTTAATGAAGGCTTTGAGTATCGTAAAAATTCAATGAAGCCAAAATTAGGACACCTAATTCAATTACTTATTTATATGAAAATTCTTGGAAAGAAAAAGGGTGTTTTAATTTATGAAAATAAAAATAACCATGAACTATTAGTTCTTCCAGTTGAGGTAGATGATTACTATCGTCAATGGATTGATAATACTTTTCAATGGATGCGTGATGTTCGTAAGGCTTGGGTAGATCGTACATTACCTACAAAAAATTATCGCTCAAACTCAAAGATCTGTAAAACATGCCCTATTCAACAAGCATGTGCAGATGCAGGAACTGGAGTGATTAAACTTAAGTCCCTGGAGGGGTTAAGTGAAACTATGTGAACGATGCGATAATCACTTTGAGCCTAAAGTAAGTTATCAAATTTATTGTGGACAATCATGCAGAGATGATGCCACAAAAGAAAAGATAGCAGAAAGATATCAAATAACTCGCAGACAAAGAAGGATTGGTAAAAAGAGAATATGTCTTGGTGGTTGTGGAGAGCAACTATCAATATATAATGACTCTGGTTTTTGCTCTAATTGTAATGTAAGTAAAAAAGAAGTAGATAAAATGTTAAAACAATTAAAAGGAATTGTTGACTATGAACAAGACTGGTAAGCCACAAAGAATATGTGCTATTGATGCTAGCACTAATAGTCTTGCTTATGCGCTCTTTGTTGATAAAGAATTAACTCAATTTGGTAAAATTAATTTTCAAGGTAAAGACATTTATGAAAAAGTTGGTGATGCAGCAAGAAAAACATTAGCATATTTTGATGCTGTAATAGAAACAGATGCTATTGTTATTGAACACACAGTATTTATGAATAGTCCAAAAACTGCTGCTGATCTTGCTTTGGTTCAAGGGGCACTACTAGGTGCTGCTGCAATGTATGGAATTAAAACTATTGGAAGAGTTTCTCCAATTACTTGGCAGAATTATCTTGGTAATAAAAAATTAACTAAAGAAGAACAGTTTTTGCTTAGATCAAAAAATCCTGGAAAATCGGATTCTTGGTATAAAACATATGAAAGGCAGTTTAGAAAAGAAAGGACGATAAAATTAATTGAAATCAACTATGATAAAATTATTAACGATAATGACGTTGCTGACGCTTGTGGCATTGGTCATTGGGCTATTAATAACTGGGATAAAGCAGTAGGATATAATGAATAGAAATAATTTTGTTTTTAAAGAAAAAGAAAATAACGTTTCTTTAACTGTAAAGACACTGTGTCCAGAAAAATGGTTATTAATAGATCGTGAAACTGGGGAAGTTTATCAAGGAAATCCTGGAGGTTTTTGGGATAAACTTAAAACTATACAAAGGAGCAGTGAATAGTGCCAGAGTTAAATGCAAACATTCCACCAATTGAATGTTATGTTCGTGGTAATTTTTTAAGAGATCAAGAAGATAGTCATGACAAATATTTTCCATGTGTAATTTTTGGTGTATCAAGTATTAAAAGTAGAAGTCCATTATTTCATTTTTTAATGGAAGATGGTGGTATATGGTGGAGAATGCCAATTAATGCATTCTGTACAAAACCAGGAGTTCCTGAAGAACCAATCTATAACCTTGTACTTTGGAATTCTTTTAGTCCACACATAGCAGTTACTAAATTTGAAAATTTAAGTAATATGAGAATGTCTTACATAGATAGAAATAAAAATAATGTTGGCGGAAAATACTTGTTTACTCTAGATTGGCATAATCCAGAAAGCAATATTTTAGATGATGGGTACTCAGAAAATCCAGGGCAACATAAATGTGGTCATGTTATTCAAAGAGATGATGGAAACTTTGCGGTACAGCCTAATAACCGTATTAGATTAAAAGAACCATCATTTGTAACCAAAAAAGACCTAGTTATTCAAAGACTTATTAATACAAACAAATGGGATGTTGAAAGTTATGATAAATGGGTTTTAGAAGACTCAAATGCTTACGACTATGATATTTCTGAGTCGGAAGTTGACAAATAATCCTATGGCTGCTAAACTATATACATCGGAGATTTTTATGCGTAAGCGTTATGTTATGGATAAGAAGACTCCAGAAGAGATTGCAAAGGAGTGTGGATGTACTGTGGAAACCGTTTATGTCTACCTTGCAAAATTTGGATTAAGGAAATCTAAAAGATGACTAAAAAACAAAAATTTTTAATAGGTGTTGGAATTTTAGGGGCAGTTGGTTTAACATACGCAATTTCTACTCTTAAGGGATTGCCAGATGTTTTTGATTGGGAAGACGATGAACTTGACACTTGAGCCAGTATACGAAGATGTAAAAAATTTTAGTTGTCAAGACTTGTATTTAAAATCAGTAGGTGCCCCATCTGGACCTAGTATTTGGACTACGTGCCACTCTATTGCACAAATGCTTATTGAAAAAAATATTGCTTATGGAGACTCTGCTTTAGATCCAGTTAGAATTTTTAGCAAGGCAGACCCAGCAGAACAACTTAGAGTTAGAATTGATGATAAATTAAGTAGACTAATGAAAGGCACTGAGTACGTTGGGGACAACGATATTGATGATCTTATTGGATACTTAGTTTTGCTTAAAATAGCAAAGGAAAAAAATGTCAACTGAAAAAGATTTGGTAGATCATCTAGACCAGGTTAACACAGTTGTAACTGAATACCTAAAAGGTAATGATCCAACAGTTATTTCTAAAGAACTTGACATTCCACGCACTCGTGTTGTTCAATTAATTAACGAGTGGAAAGTTATGGCATCAGCAAATGATGCTATCCGTGCTCGTGCTAAAGAAGCATTAGTTGGGGCAGACACACACTACACAAAACTTATAACAAAAGCATATGAGGTAATTGATGAATCAAGCCTAACCAATAATCTTAGTGCAAAAACTGCAGGTATTAAACTGGTTATTGATATTGAGTCTAAGCGTATTGATATGCTACAAAAGGCTGGTCTGCTTGAAAATAAAGAACTTGCAGAAGAAATGGTTGAGATTGAACGCAGGCAAGAAGTTCTTGTTGGAATACTTAGAGATATTGCATCATCACACCCAGAGGTTCGTGATATTATTATGCATAGGCTTTCTGCAATTGCTAAAGAAGGCGAAGTGATTACAGTTGTCCACGATGTTCAATGATTTTTTTGAAGTCCTTAAAGAAAATCACTTTATTGAAAAACCAGTAGATGCTAAAACATTTGTTGAGTCTCCAGATTATTTAGGACAACCACAACTTTCTAGCATTCAATATGACATTGTTGAGGCAATGAGTCAGATCTATCGTAAAGAAGATTTAATAGAGATTATGGGTGAAGCAGAAGGCTCTGCCTATTTTGCAAAGTATACTAAAAATGAAATTATTCTTCAACTTGGCAAGGGTAGCGGTAAAGATTTTGTATCAACAGTAGCATGTGCATATGTAGTATATAAACTTCTATGCCTTAAAGATCCAGCATCCTACTATGGAAAACCATCTGGAGATGCTATAGATATTATCAACGTTGCTATTAACGCACAACAGGCTAAGAATGTTTTCTTTAAAGGTTTTAAAACTAAGATTGAAAAGTCACCTTGGTTTGCTGGAAAGTATAATCCAAAAGCAGACTCTGTTGAATTTGATAAAGCAATTACTGTTTACTCTGGACACTCAGAAAGAGAATCACACGAAGGTTTAAACTTATTTATGGCTGTTCTTGACGAAATTTCTGGTTTTGCATCTGAAGTTGGAACAGGCAACGAACAAGGTAAGACTGCAGAAAATATTTATAAAGCATTTCGTGGTACAGTAGACTCTCGTTTTCCAGATCTTGGCAAAGTAGTTCTTCTTTCATTTCCTCGTTATCAAGGTGACTATATTTCACAAAGATATGATTCTGTTATTGCAGATAAAGAAATAATAGAGCGTAGACATAAGTTTATTATTAATGAAGAGTTACCAGAAGGACCAGACAATGAGTTTGAAATTACTTGGGAAGAAGATCATATTCTTTCTTATAAAATTCCAAAAGTATTAGCGCTCAAGCGTCCAACATGGGAAGTAAACCCAACACGTAAAATTGATGATTTTAAGATTGCGTTTTTAACAGATCTTGGCGATGCAATGATGCGCTTTCTATGTACACCAACATACTCATCGGATGCATTTTTTAAACAAAAAGATAAATTAATAAAATGTATGACTCTAGCAAACCCTGTTGATAGTTTTAGAAGATTCTCAGAAAACTTTAAACCAGATCCAGATAAAGTTTATTACATACACGCTGACCTTGCACAAAAACACGATAAGTGTGCGGTAGCAATTGCTCACGTAGATAAGTGGGTAAATATTCAGGTAATTAAAGATTATGAACAGGTAGCCCCAATCGTAATAGTAGATGCAGTTGCATGGTGGGAACCAAAATCAGAAGGTCCAGTAAACCTATCTGAGGTAAAGCAATGGATTATTAATCTACGTAGACAAGGTTTTAATATTGGCATTGTGTCTTTTGACCGTTGGCAATCGTTTGATATTCAAAATGAATTAAAGGCAGTAGGAATAAGAACTGATACTGTTTCTGTTGCCAAAAAACATTATGAAGATCTTGCAATGATGATTTATGAAGAGCGTGTTGCAATACCTATGATTCCATTACTGTTAGAAGAAATGTCAGAATTAAAAATAATGAAGGGTAATCGTGTTGATCACCCTAGAAAAAAATCTAAAGACTTAGCAGATGCTGTATGTGGCGCTGTTTTTGGTGCTATCTCTCATACACCAAAGGATACTAATCTTGAGATTGATATTCATACCTGGTCTTCCTCTACACGACTTGCAGAGAAGCAGAGGGCTATGGTAGAATTGGATAACAAGGAAATGCCTGAAGATGTCAGGGACTTTCTTGATAGATTAAATATAATATAAACTAAACAAGGAGAAAGATGAATTCATTTAAGAAGATCGCACTTGTTACGGCTGCAGCAGTAGCAAGCACATTCTTTGTTGCAGTTCCACAGGCTCAAGCAGCAGTAACTAACGGATATGTACTATCCGATTCGTTGGCTGCAGGTGCTCGTGGAGTAACAGTATTGGCAGACACGACTAAGGCAGAGGCTGGAGTTAATGCAGTAGTTGCACTAACTACAAGCGATACCTTGGCTTCTACAGCAGACGATAACGTCTCTCTAGAAATTTCTGGTCCTGCAACATTTACTGATTACACAGCAGCAGGATCAAACCCTACAGGGGTAACACTTACCAATTTAGGTAAACTATTTACATTTACGGCTACAACCTCAACAGCGGTTACATTGCCAACAAATGTTAAGTTAACTGTTAACGGTGCAGGCACAGTTACAGTAACTCAAAAGAAGAAGGTTGGCTCAACCACTTCTACAGTTGATATCAAAACAATCTATGCTGGAACTATTGCAAAGACAAATATTCTTTCTGTAGCAAACAGTTTTGGACGTGTTCAAGATACTTCAACAGCAGGAACTCTTGCTTCTAACGCAGATGTTGCTGGTTCAACAACAGTTGTTAATGATGGAACAGG